TTGCAGGAAACGGTTCGAAACCGTCATGTTACCTGCAAAGCCGATTAACTTAACCATCGCGTCTTGGTTGACAGCGAAACGGTCGTCGCCAATCGGCGCGAAGTTACGGTCAACGTGGGGGCGGAAGTACAAGTAATCGGTGTTTAGGAAGTACATACGGTTGCTGGGAGAACCACCACCGAAACCACCATCCAGAACAACATCGGCGTCCATGTATTTCAGCGAGTTGAAACCGGCGTTAGCCATTTCATCCGACTGAATACGTTGGATAGCTTGCAGGCTTTCCAAATAGAAGCGCCAGTAGTTGTTGTCAGCCACAATCAGGTCTGGACGGTCGGCTTGACGGACAAGCTGAACATACAAACGGTTCATGTAGCTTTGGATGTTAGCCGTCGAAACAGCCGCACCACCGTTGGTTACACCACTGAACGCAACGTTGCGCCAGAAGCTGCCAACCGTAGTCGAAGCGTCGATACCGCCAACCGTGCCGCTGGTCGGCGTGGTGCTTACGAGCAGTTGCAGACCACCGATTTGGCGACCACCATCCGCAGTACCATCCGAGTAGCAATCAACAGCGATGTTGTTGACCAGTGTACGTTCCGCGTTTTGAATGCGGCTTTCCAGCAAGTCAAGAATCGCAGCATCACCACTGTTTTGCAACATTTCAAGACCGCTGATGCTGACAGCAACAGCCGCTTGAGCGTAGTTGAACTCGGCACCAGTGAACACATCGCTAGGGGCGATGTTCAGTGCTTCGTAACCGCTGTAACGCTTGAACGTGCCGTTTTCAGCGTATTCAAGCTCTTGCACGATGGTACGACCACCGCTTACAGTTTTGACCTTGCCCTTCTTACGCAAACGCGCAAGCAGAGCGTTGTTTTTCGACACGTTGTCGGCCAACTTACCAGTCCGATTACGCAACGTAGTCGTTACGATTTCGGTCATGGTTGTTGACGGGTTAGTCATTGGCATAGTCAATGTCTCCGTTTTGTGCCAGTCACGACACAAACGTCATTGACCAGCGGGGTTAAATACGACCTCGCGCTGACTGCAAACTGGCTTCTAGCTCTTCACGGAGAGTTTTATCGGAATTAGCAGCGGAATTAGCTGCTGCACCCGATGGCGCTCCCTTGATTGAACCAGCGGCTTTTTTCGCCGTCAGTGCTTTGTTTTGAATTTGCTCAACCGTCTTCGCTTGTGCGACTGGACGTAGGTCTGGCCGAAGATTGATAGCTTTCTCGTATGCGTCTTTCATGTCCTTTGCCAAGCCTGCGTTTAGAAGTTGGCCCATTTCTGAACGGACTTCTTCAAACAAGCTATGGGCAGGGTCATTGCGAAACGCATCAATAGTCGCTTCTATTCTCGCCTGTTCCTCTTGCTGACGAATCAGAGCTTCCTCACTCCGTTCCCTCTCAAGCCGGTCAAGGCGTTGCTGGAGGGTTTCCAAAGCTGGGTCAATCCGATTCTGTGTTGAATTTACCACGTTCTCTAAAGGAACGCCATACTGTTTTGCAATTTGCGCAAAAAGATTTAATTTTTGCTGGGGGTCAGCGGTTCTTAAAACGTGAGCCGTGTTAAGCAAAGACTTAACCGCATCAAGTGCGTTAGAGCCTTCAGCTTGAATACCAGCCATGTAAGGCATGACGATTTCTTTGAACTGGCGGCCCATCGCCAATTCACCATCACCTCTTGTCATCGCCTTTTCAATATCCTTTTCGCGCTTGATAACTTGAGCTTGGATATTTGGTGGCAACTTGTTGAATTCTGCTTTGTTTTCAGCGCTCCATGCTTCAGGCGCTTCATAAGTTTTTACCGGTGCGGCAGGTTCTTCAGCTACCTTTTCTTCTACGGCTTCAGGTGCTTCAACAATTTTTTCGTCAACCGTTGGCTCCTGTGGTGCATCATCGGTTTTTGCCTTAACCTCATCCATTGCTGATTCTAATGCTTCTCTTAATTCCATCTCACATCTCCCTAGTTAAGAACTTTTTGAACAGCTTCCCTGAACTCTTTCTGAATGTTGAAATCGCCCCTGACTTCTTTTGTTGGTGCAGGTAAATCATTACCAACGATTCGGCAACCAGCGTTACGAACAGCCGCCTCATAAGCGCTGCGACTTTCATATATCTTGCCGTTGACTGGGTTTTTTGTAGCTTTCATGCTGTCATTTCCAGCGTAATGCATAGGCGGCACAGGGTTTTCGCTAATACGAACTAGCTTACCATCGCGCAAAACAAACTTGCCGAATGCTTTTCCAAAGCACGGCACTAAATCGCCGTCTTTGTTATATTCGTAGTAATCAGGCTCCAAAGTTTCCTACCGGCTGTGGTTTCACAATTTCGCGCATCACCTCGGAATCAGCTTTAATCTTGGCTGATTCAATAGCTGCTTCTTTTTCATTCTGTGATTTAATAACCTGCTTTTGCACTTCAGCCTGCGCGTCAATCTGCGCCTTAGCTTGTTTAGCTTGTGCGTCAAGCTGTGCGATTTGCATATCAGACTGCGCCCTGATTTGCGCCACTTGCGGGCTGCTGTCGGGCTTCTGCCCTTCAGGCGGCGGCGGGTTAGCGGCTTTCTTTTGCAAGCCTTCAATCGCTTGTTCAAAATCATCTTCTAGCTCACCAGCAACCTTAAAGGCGCGGATGTTGAACATAAGTATTTTACCAAGCAGCGGTAGCAGTTCTGGCGGCGCTGCAACAGCTTGCTGCAAGAAGCTAGCCACAGCAGCGGTAAACTCTGTACGAGCCTGCTTTTCAGCATCTTGGTCGGCTTTAATAGTACTATCGGTTTCAATCGATATTTTGAAACAACGCGAAGGTTCATCGCGCAACAATGCCTCAACATCATCCCATGAAGGCTGCATCATCAATTCCTGCACTTCTAGCGGGATTTGTTGACCCATCTGCATCGCCATCTGCACCTGTTGCTTTTCCATATTTGTCATCAGCTTCATGCCACTGATTTTCTTGATGGTATCAATTGAAAACTGGTTGGCAATGATTTGCGCGTATAAATCAACCAAATCACGGGCAAAACGCGCCACATCTTTCTGCAAATCAGCAAGACGCAACTGCGCGTACTGACCTTTAATCTGCTGCGCCGTCGCCGTTTCGTTCGCCACTCCCTGACCGCGCAAAATGTCAGAAATACCAGTGATTTCGTACAAATCCTGCTTTACCTTATCTCTGGTTTGATACAAAATCAGCAATGTTGCAGCGATTTCTTGCATTGGCAGGAAAGCGATAGCGCCGGTCAATCCACCTTTTGAAGCAAAAGCCGCCCAGCTATCGACTGCAATCAAAGTATTATCGACACCCTCTGATAAAATTCTTTCCAACATCGGCGCCGAAGCATCGTAAACACCAGCAACTTTTATAGCTTTTTGCAAAGCATCAATCCGCGCTGTCAAATTGTCCAATTCACGCGCTTGGTCTTGGTATTGTGTATAATCAGGCACCGGAATAAGCGAATCATTCGCAAGTGTTGCAAACAAAGGCTTTGGCGAGCAGTAAAAACCTTTCAGACTAAGCGGGTCTTCACGATAATCGAGAAGATTTGGCATATCCTTGTGCAGCCAAGCGACTACTTCGTTGCCTTTATCCCAAATCTCGTAAACCGTCGCCCGCTTCGCGTCATCCGGTATTTTGTCATCGTTTTTCCCCTTTGGCGTATAATCCAAAGGCACTGCATTACCTGTCTCACCAAAACGCTCAACCAGTTCTTTGCGTGTCAGGTATGCCTTGCGCCATGTAACGTCACATTCTTCCCATGTGCGAGCGATTTTGTGTCCGTAATCCTGCCAGTGAACATAATCGACAACGACTTCTTCGTAATAAACCTCTTGCGGCGCTTCCTCAATGTCAACATCATCAGTGATTTGAACGCCTTCGCCCATCACTTCTTCATTGCCGACAATTTGTGCATCGCGGAAGTGAGGAACATAACGCACCCAAGCCGAAGCACGACCACCCAGCAGGCGGTCTAATACCACTTGCTTCATGACATCATCGAAAATCTGCTCTTTAACGAAATAATCGACCGAACGCTCAAGGGCTTCAGCAGCTAACTTACCAACAGGGTCTTTCTCATCAAATCGACGGCTGATGTTTGGATTTGGTGGGCGGTCATAAGCCGCCGGTTTTAAAATATTGACGTTGGACCAAAAAATGTTAAATCGGCTTGCGTCTTTTGTACCGACACTGCGCTCATCGCGATAACGCTTGACGATTTTCTTGACACGGTCTTCCCAAACGCGAGCTTCCTTCTCGTAAGCCATGATGGTATTCAGGTAATATTCTTTATCACCAGATTGAACGCCAGATATTGCGCTTTGCAAATCTCCGCGAATATCACCAAAATCCATGGTTAAATCCTATCATTTAATGATTTTTTCTCATGCTTCGGCCAAAAAACTTCGTCAGCGGTCATATCATTAAGGAAACGCGGCGGTTTGTCAACGGGCTTGGGCATCTCCTCACGATGCACGACCGCCAGATAGCGGAAAGCATCCGACACGTGTTCCGTATCATCCTTCAGCGGCTCATCAGTGAAAATCCCGCGAGACTCATCACGCTTTGAACGATAACGGCCGAGTTTGTTGTAAGAAACAGCAATCCAGTCATAGTTAAAAACGCATTTTCTAATGAACATTTTGGTCAAATCAATGCCATCCTTCAAGCCGATGTTTGGCACGCGCTTGAACCGGATACCAAGCGAGGCAGCTGTCTCTAGGCGGGTCTTACCGCCTGCACCCCACTCGCGCACCTCAATGTCATGCGGTGCCCAGTGGTCGCCGTACTTGTAACCCCGAATTTTTGCCCGTGCGTCAAGCTCTTTCACATACTCTTGCACCGAGTTGCCGCCGCCTTCCATGCAATCGATGACCAACACCTGACCGCCAATAAACTGCGCGAACCAAACTACGTTGTGGCCCGACGCGCTTCCCAAATCCCAAATCGTATGCACTGGGTAGGAAGGCTCAAAGATATCGCGCCCGTAAACAACGCGCCCGGCATCCTCAGCTTCTTTCAGGTATTGCGAATAGTAAGACCCTTTCAGCGTAGCATTGAAGTCGCATTCATATTCCTGCGCGTATTCCTCGTCCGACATCTGACCTTTGATGATGCCTAATTCTTCCTCATCCAGAATCCCGCTGACGCTCGCGGGCAGATAGAGGTGGTACGTGTCATCCCGGCGCTTGGCATCCTCTAGCAGTTTGAACAACTGCCCTCGACCCTTCACCGTTCCGCTGCGGATAAGGTCGCCTTTGCGGTCGGAGAGCATCGGCAGCACGATTTGGCTTGTTACGAATGGCTTAATATCCTCGTATTCATCCATTACAACGACATCGAGATAACCGCCACGAATAGCTTCAGGATTATCAGCACCGAACAAGCGGATGCGGCAGGGGTTGGCCTCATCGCCAAATTCAACCCATAATTCAGCCTCGTTTTTATGCCAGTACAGCGTTTGCCCGGTCGCTGATTTGAATTGCGTATACTCTTTCAGGTAATCCCAGACGTTTTCCTTCGCCTGCTTCAGGAACGGTTGGATAAAAGCCCCACGCGGGCGGGTCATTCCCTTGCCAGCACGCTTCAGCAGGCGGCGCACCATCTCATTGATGACCCCAACCGTCTTACCAGCGCGGCGGTGTGCGATGAGGACGTTAAAACGCTTAGACGATTTGTGGAACGGCAGAAACGCTGCGCGTGGCACATAGCCGCAACTGAATTCGACTTCTTTCACGAAACCTGATTCCACTCAGTACCGGAGTACACAATACGCGCTTTGCCGTAGTTGGTTGAAATAACCAGCGTACCAGAGCCGTCAATCGTACCAGCAGCGGGCGTTATCGTGATGTTATTCGCGCCAGCATCGCCCTTCGCATCTTTGATGATGTACTCATCGCCAGCGGTCGGGCTGGCAGGCAGATTGACTGTCGTTGCAGCGCCAACGGTCTTGTTGGCGAAAATCACATGGTCATACGAATTGACCGTGATGGCCCCAGCAGCGGTAACAATCCTTGGCTTGTCGCGGGTCATCGTCATATTGCGGATGCCCGTCGCTTTGACAGTCCCCGTCTCGATGAAGTCCTGAACCGTGTTGCCTGACAGGTCGCCATAGAACACGATATTGGAGTTCTTCGCCGGGTCACTGTTGAATATCCAAACAGAGTATTTCGGCGTGGTCGGCGCAACACCACCATCACCCAATGCGGCCTTGCTCATCAGTGTGATTAATCCGTCCGAACAATCCTGCAGGAAGACGTGGCAATCTTGGTTAGCGGTTCCGCTGTTCAGGCGACCATTGCGGCGCACAAGCGCATCAATCAGGAAGTTATTGCAACTAATCGCGCTGATACCGCCCAGATAGCCAGCATCAACAGTACCACGGATTATATTCTCATTCGCTTGGAACATCTGGATGTTGAAACCGTCAGTACCGCCGCCGCTGTTACCGTTGAACTCATAGCGCGTATTGATGTTATTGAACGAAGCGCCAGCACCCAAATAAAGCCCGCACGTCTTGTTCGAAAACAGAGCGCCGCCTTCGACCGTTGTGTCGATAAGGTCTTTCATGCCGTAAATGTTGTTACCAAAAAAGCAGTTTTCAACGTATGAAGTCTGCATCGTGATGCCGGTGCCGTCTATCTTACCGTAGCCGCAGAATCCCTCGTAACCAGTAATATCACGTAGCGTGATGTTGTCACCACCACCTTGGATAAGCGGCAACGAACGGTCAACGCCTTTCATGTGAAAGCCTTGTAGCGTTATGCTCTTCTTGCCATTCGTCTTGATAATCCCATCCGCCGCGCTGCTGTGCTTCACGATGATGTTTGACGTGACGTAGGGCGTTAGGTAGCCAGTCGGACCGTTAGAGCGCACGACTGTTCCATCGAGCGGTGTCCAGTCAGCAAGGCGGAACTGGTTAGGCGTTCCGGGGATTGCGGATGGCAAAACAACATCAAGGCTTGCAGCATTCGCACGCTGAAAGGCTGCTGTCGAGTTGGTAGAGCCAGTAGGGTCAGCGCCGTAATCTAAAACTGTCTTCGTGCCGTTGAACGGATTGTTCGGCTGCGGGTAGCCAGTGAAGAGTACAGGTATTTTATTGCGGGCCATAGCCGCCAACGGTTACAGTCAGTTTAACGGTGCTGGTATCCGACTTAAAAGCAATGTACGTTTGGCTATTGCGGTTTATCACCAGAGTATTGCCTGGCAAAATTGATGTTGACGCTGATGTGGCTGCTACACTAGAACCACCGAGCTTGAAGCGTGCGAGGTTGATCGTGTCTTCATTGACTATCATCAAAACTTGCCACTGGTTTGGATAACTTGAGTCCAGCGGCAGAGCAGTCGCAGCGCTTGATGTTGTCGCTGAGATGGCGACCGAGTCGTATATCGTCAGCTCAGGCGCGATGGGTACGGTGGTGTTAATCATGCAGCCTGTTCTTTACAATATCGCTTCCAATCTTCTGCGTTGCCTTCTTCAATAATTTTTTTGCATTTCTGACAATCAATAGCCCATGCATAAGCTACAGGATGATTGACAAAATCAACGCTCTCAACGTGACCGCAATCGCATCTAAAATTTATCATTCGTCAATCCCGTGATATACTACTTTGCCAACAACCTCGATTGCCCCACCGTTTTTGCCCGTATGCTCTTGGCGGGCTAAATCCGGCTCAAGTTTATTAAAAATAGCTAAACCAGCTTTTAGCGCAACTGGGTCCATAACAACCTTGCCCTCAAAACAATCGAATAAACGATTAGCAATCATGGAAGCTTGAATTTTTTTCTTCCATCCTTCTGGCATAGAGCCTTTACCAACTCCTTTGTTTTTACGCGCTGCCATTTACAAACCCCTTCATTAAGTCAAAGAATTTTAAATTCATGATTTCAATGCATTTATGAAAACATACTTATCTAAATTTTAAAGCCCTTTCAAACAAATCTTTAGATGGGTCAAAAAGTTGATAAACATAATATTCCATCAAACACGCTTTCCAAATACGATTTACGCAAATCAGTGCAACCTAATTCCCACCTAATCCTTCCCCCGAATACCTCATGCTAAACCTGCGTTTAGCATGAAGGTTATATTCGGGAAAGTCAAGGTCTTTAGCCCGTATTCCCCGAATAGTATTCGGGGTAATTCGGGATATTCGGGATGTCGGGAATGGAAAGCATGGTAATCCGCATGTGGAATGAAAATAACTCTTGCACATTGTGCTGGTTGGTGTTAGGGTATGAATACTGAAACCAAGCGAAGGGAAAAACTAAATGACATGGGGCAACGTTTACATCACTGACAAGTCAGGCAAGAAGTTCTTCAACACGCTGGCAAGCCCAATGGCACGCAATAGCGAAAAGAAGAACTTGCAACGCCACTTAGACGCAGCTGCTAAGCATCCTGCCCAATACGCTTGGCTAGACCTTGCTACTGCTCACATTGTTGATGAAAACCATATCGAAGTCACAATGTCAGATGATGAATTGTTAGCCGAATTAACCGCATAACCAAAAGCGAAGGGATAAATAATGACTAAACACGCACACACGCCAAGCGTTGAAGAAGTTTTAGAGGCATTGTTAAATTGGCATGTCACTAAATCGCCCGATTTTGCTTTTCTCGACCAATTAATTAAAGATGGTTGGGCAGCATTTGCTGCAAAGGATGGTCAATAATGACTAACATGATATGGCTTTTGTTAGGCTTTGCATTGGCAAAGCTAGACAGCAAATATGGTTCAACAATTGGCTATAAATTAGGCAAATCAGCACGCGCCGCCATCGCCAAGGCAACGGAGTAAATAGCCATGAAGATGCAAGATGAACATTACAATTACATAAAGACCGCTATGGCTGCTATAGCTTATGCAATTCCCGAACATGGAAAAACCGTCATAGCAAGCGGTAATTATAAAGACATAGACAAAAGTATTAGGTGGAGCTGGTATTATGGCGCCGTACCACTACCATGCAAATACACTAGAGATAAACTTTACTCTTATCTAAACGATGACGACATAGATAAGGCATTGCAAAGCATTGTAA